CGACCGCCGTCGGGAACGCTGCCGACTATTACATCGGCCTCGGGTTCCACCGGGACGCCTTCGCCTTCGCGTCGGCCGACCTGCTCATGCCCAAGGGCGTCGACTTCTCGGCTCGCGAGGTCTTCGACGGCATCTCGCTGCGGATCGTCCGCCAGTACGACATCAACAACGACAACCTGCCTTGTCGGATCGATGTGCTGTACGGCTACAAGACCATCCGGCCGCAGCTCGCGTGCCGGCTCGGCTTCAACTAGGAGGCAACCATGGCTCTTCCTTCTGCGTTTGATACGGAAGTCATCGGGTCTGGCACGTTCGGCGAATCGGCCACCGAGAAGATCAGCTTCTACGGCACCACGCCCGTGGTCCAACGCACCGCCGCGATCGCAACCTCGGCCGTGGCTACCGCGTCCTCGGCCGACGTCACCACCGCCCTCAAGGCAGCCGTGATCGACATCATGAACACGCTCGAGGCGGTCGGCCTCTGGGCGGGTAGCGACTAGCCCGCAACGGATGCGCCGGGGGAGCGATCCCCCGGCGTTACAGGGACGGCGCATGAAAGTTGTTCTGTGCGTGCCCACGATTCGCCGGCCGTATCAGCAGCTCCTCGACGCCATCACTGCCGCGGTGCCGCTGTTGGATAAGGCCGGCATCGAGCACGCAATGGTGTCCGAGGTTGGCAACCCGTACGTCAGTCAGGCGCGCAATGTGATGCTTCGCAAGGCGCTCGACGCCAAGGCGACGCACATCATCTTCCTCGATCACGACGTCTCGTTTCGCCCACAGGATCTCCTGAGGCTGATCCAGACCGAAGGCGATGTCGTGGCCGGGACCTACCGTTTCAAGCGAGACGAAGAGGAGTACATGGGCACCGTCTTCACCGACAAGGACGGCCATCCGCTGGGTCGCAAGGCGGACGGCGCGCTCCATGCGCAGTGGGTGCCGGCGGGCTTTCTCAGGGTCACGGACGGCGCGGTGAACCGCTTCATGGGCGCGTATCCGCATTTGCTCTACGGCCCGCGCTACGCACCGTACGTCGACCTGTTCAACCATGGCGCCCACAACGGCGTGTGGTACGGCGAGGACTACGCGTTCTCTCGCAACTGGAACGATTGCGGTGGGCGGATCTGGCTCGTGCCGGATCTGGGCATCGCGCATCACAGCGCAGACGGCGCGGCCTATCCAGGCAACTTCCACGAATACCTGATGCGCCGCCCTGGGGGCTGCAACGCATGAAGCGCGTGCTACACGTCGGCTGCGGTCGGCAACCGATGCCGGAGTTTCTCGACGGCTACGAGGAGGTGCGCATGGACATCGACCCGTCGTGTGAGCCGAACATCGTGGCGAACCTCGCCGACATGGGCGATGTGGGCACGTTCGACGCAGTGTTCGGGTGCCACGTCCTGGAGCACTTCACCGCTCCCGATGTGGCGCGCGTGCTCGCCGAGTGCCGGCGGGTGCTCAAGCCGGGCGGCTTTGCCGTGATGATCGTCCCGAATCTCGAGCACGTCCGGCCGACCCGCGAAGTGGTGTATCTGTCGGACGCTGGGCCGATCACGGGCCTGGACATGTACTACGGCAAGGAATCCTTCGTCGCTGCGAGCCCGTACATGGCGCACGGGACCGGCTTCGTGCCGGACACGCTGCGCGAGGCGTTCGCTGTGTTCGATCCCGTCGAGGTGCGTGACATCTCCCAGTTCAATCTCCTGGCGATCGGGGTGAGGCAATGAGCGAGCGCAAGGCGTTTCGCAAGGTGTTCCGCGCCTTGACCGGTAGCGTGGTCGAAAAGCGATTCATCACCGTGGACGAAGCCGTGCCGGACGGCTGGCACGAGACCCCGGCGGCGGCGCTGGCGGCTGCGCTCCGCCGCGATCGCCACTCAGGTGCCGCGCCAGAGCCGCCGGCTCCCCTCGAGTCCGCTCCCGTGGTCCAGCCACAGCGTGAGCCCTGGCGCCAGCGGAAGGGCCGCTGATGGCGACCGCCTCCGCCGTCATCCGCCGGGCCCTGCGGCTCATCGGGGCCATCGCCGCGAGCGAGACGCCATCCGCGGCAGAGCAGGCCGATGCGCTCGAGGCGCTGAACGCGATGCTCGACGCGTGGCGGGCCTCGTCGTTGTCGGTCTATGCCCTGCGCGACGAGACGCTCGCGCTCACCGGCGCGGCCTCGTACACGATCGGGACGGGAGGCAACCTCAACACCACCCGGCCGGCGCGGATCGAGTCCGCGTACGAGCGGATCGGCGACATCGACTACCCCCTTCGCCTCGCCTCGGCCATCGCATGGGCCGGCCTCGCGGCGAAGAGCACCGCCAGCGATGTCGCCGACTGGCTGTACTACGAGACGTCGTACCCGCTCGGCAGGCTCTACCTCTACCCGGTGCCGTCGACAGGCGTTCTTCACCTCGTGACGTGGGTGCCCCTCGCGGCGTTCGCGGCGGCGGATGACGTGGCGCTCCCGCCCGGGTACCAGGAAGCGCTGACCTACCATCTCGCCGTGCGCCTGGCGCCCGAGTATGGCCGGCCCGTGACTGCGGAGGTCGCAGCCGTAGCGCGAGACGCCCTGGACAAGATCGGGCGCGTGAACTTCCGGCCGCCGATCATGGCCACTGGGCTCGGCGAAGGCCGCTCGTGGGACATCCGGAGCGACGAATGATGCGCCTTCCGTTCCTCGGTGGCTCCGGCGCTCAGCGTAGCGTCACCGTCAACGCGGAACGGACCGTCAACCTCTACCCGGCTCTGACCACTGACGGCAAATCGCCCATGGCGCTGTACGGTACCCCGGGGCTCGCTCGGTTCGCCGAGATGACAGCGGGAGCGGGGCGCGGGCTCCACGTGGCCGCCGGCCGGTTGTTTGCTGTGGTCGGTGGGACGCTCTACGAGATCAAATCCACTGGGTCCGCGACGGTACGCGGCGCGCTCGACAGCATCACCGCCCCGGTCTCGCTGGCGGACAACGGGCAGCAGCTCGTGCTGGTGGACGGGTCGCACGGGTACAGCCTCACGCTGGCCGACAGCGTCTTCGCGACGCTCAGCGCCCCCGAGTGGTCGGACGCGACGCATGTCGCGTTCCATGACGGCTACTTCGTGATCAACCGCCGCGCCACGGGCCAGTTCCTCGTGAGCTCGCTCTACGGCACGGATATAGACGCGCTCGACTTCGCGACCGCGGAGGGCGCACCGGATGTGCTGGCGGCGCTGCTGGTGGACCACCGCGAGTTGTGGCTGTTCGGCGAGAGCAGCACGGAGGTATGGTACAACTCCGGCGCCGCTGACTTTCCATTCGCGCGACTTGACGGCGCGTTCCTTGAGGTGGGCTGCGTAGCGCCGTACTCGCCGGCCAAGGCCGACAATGCGGTGTTCTGGCTCTCGCAGGACAGAGCCGGCCACGGGCATGTGATGCGGGCGCAGGGATACCAGCCCCAGATCGTCTCGACCCGGGCCGTGGAGCACGCGATTCAGGGCTACGGCACGATCGCCGACGCGCGCGGCTACACCTACCAGCAGGACGGCCATTCGTTCTACGTGCTCACGTTCCCTTCGGCGGATCGAACGTGGGCGTACGACGCAGCTACGCAGCTGTGGCACGAGCGCATGTGGTGGGATGGCGCGGAGCATCGGCAGCGCGGCGAATGCTACGCGTTCGCGTTCGGCCGCAACCTGGTGCTAGACCACTCGAACGGGCTGCTCTATGGCCTCGACCTCGACGTCTACACCGACGACGGCGCGGCGATCCGCTCCATCCGCCGCACCCAGCATCAGCACGCCGACGGCGCGCGGCTGTTCTGGTCGCAGCTCCAGGTTGATATGGAGCCTGGGGTGGGGCTCGTTTCTGGGCAGGGATCGGACCCGCAGGCCATGCTCCGGTGGTCGGACGACGGCGGACACACGTGGAGCTCCGAGCACTGGCGGCCTTTGGGCAGGCTGGGTGAGTACCGCACCCGCGCCATCTGGCGGCGGCTCGGGCAGTCGCGGGATCGAGTGTACGAGCTCACGGTCACCGACCCGGTGAAGCGCGTCATCGTCGACGCGTGGGCCGATGTAGAGGCGTCCAGGTGACCGCGCTCCCCCCACCCCCGCTGCTTGGCTGGCAGGGCATCCCGCCGGTCTGGCGGCGCTGGTTCCAAGGCATCTTCACCCGGGTCGGCGGGTCTACGGGCCGCATCGTAGTGATCGACGACGACGGCTCCGATGCGAGCGCGCTGGATGAGCTCGAGGCGCGAGTACGGGCGGCCATCCCTGAGCGACCGAACGTGGCCGCGCTGGAGGCTCGCATCGGCGCCCTGGAAAGCCAAGAGGCAAGTCGCACCGAGCGACCGGATGTGGCGACGCTAGAGGCGCGCGTCAACGCTTTGGAGTTCGAGGCGGCGAGCCGCGCCGAGCGGCCGAACGTGGCCGCGCTGGAGGCTCGCATCGGCGCCCTGGAGGCCGACGCCGCGGGCCGGGAGCGGCAGGACGTGGCAGCGCTGGAGAGGCGCAT